CACCTGCCTCAGCTCAATGCTCACCAGATACCGCGTCACGCGGGCGCCAGCTACGATCACCGGCACCTGATCGATTACCGGCGGTGACACGGGGAACCAGGAGCCGACCGCTGGCACGGTGGCGATCGTGGTTTCATACCACGTGCGGATCGTTGCATCCGCTCCAGCAGTCTGCGTCCAGCCTTCGATGCGCCGTACCTTGGTGGCCAGCAGCGGGCCACGGATCACATGGGTGCCGGTGCCAGCCAGCTCCAGTGTTGGGCCGTCGTCATGGCCCTCCGGCTGCGCGGTGAGGTTGAGTGTGACCGTGCCGAGGGTGTAGGTGCCGGCTGCCTGCTCAACATCGTCTACGAGGGTGCCAACTTCCAGCTCGCGCAACATCACGGCGAGCTGTTGAGTGGCATCCACCAGCTCGAACGACACACCGACCATGGCACCAATCGCGGTCGGCACGGGAGGCTCACTGAACCAGGCGCCAACGTTGGTCCAGGCCATGCCGTACAGCGTGCCGCTGCAGGCCACGGTGCTGCCCACGGCCAGGCTGATCATGGTGTCGGGTTCGGCGATCCGCAGTGCCCGCCAGGTGGTGTAGATCCCGTCCAGCGTCAGCCAATCTGCCGGGGTGAGGATGCACTGAACGGGCCAGCGACGCACGGTGCGGCCAGACTGAGCATCACCAGAGTGGGTGAAGGGGATCTGCTGCAGTGCGGAAATGGTGAGGCCGCCAACGGTGATCGCCATCAGCTCACCTCATCATCTGGCGGATCAACTGGCTGCCGGTTGGTCCGGTCTTCATGGCAACGTTGACGTTCCACTGTTTCCGCGCCAACTCGCCAACCTCCTGCCGCAGTTTTCCGACTTCGACGGCGAGGGCGGCATTGCTGCTGCCACTGGTCATGATTGGCGTGGTGCCGGGGCGTGATGGCAGGGCACCTTGATCTTGCAGCCTTGAGGTGATGCCTGCGGGGATCACGGTGCCGTTGGTTGGTGCACGCCAGATGGAGTTGGGCGCTGCATTGATGAGGGAGAGGCGCCCACCAGAGAGGAGTGCTTCCTGGCCCAGTTCGTTCACGCGATACTGCTCACCAGCTTCCACCGGGCCACCCGTCCAGCGGGAGCCGGGGAGGCGTGAGGCGCGTTCGAGCCATTCGTAGAACACCTTGGCAGCGCCGGCGGCCTGTGCAGTGCGTTGGGCGACGGTGGCCATCTGCGTGTCCAGTGACAGGCCCGCGATGCGTTCGGCGAAGGTCTTGGCAGATGACAGCCAGGCGGCGAAGTCCCGAGCGCCTTGCGCTGCAGCCGGCGCACGATCGCCCGTGGTGGTGAACGCATCGGCGATGCCATCAGCTGGGGATTGCGCGTCACTCACCGCACCTTCGAGCTGGCCGGCCTGTGTCGCTGCAGCGCCCAGGTTCTGGGCATAGCCTGCGGCGATGTTGTTCAGCCCACCGGCGATGCTGGCGACGTTGCCCAGGTTGACGGCGGACTGTGCAGCGGCAAGCTGGTAGCCGTTCTGTGCCGCACGGGCCCGCTCTGCGTTGATCGCGGCACTCTGCTGCGCGGCAAGGATCTGCGCTTCGAGGGGCTGGGTTTGAGCGAGCAGGCCCAGCTGCTCCCCGCGCACACCGAGCATGAGTTGCTGCAGACCCACCTGTGAGCGTGCTAGTGCGATGGCACCCTGATCACCAGCGGCGATCGCTTCCTGCAGTTTCTTCTGCGCCTCAAGTAGAGCGAGTTGCTGTTTCCTGAACTCAACATTCGCCTCAAGCACCTGTTTGCGCTGGGCGATCTCCAGCATCTTTGCTTCCAGCTGCTGTTGCTGCAGGAGTGCGTTGTAGCGAGCTACTGCTGCAGCGCGGTCTACTTTCTGGATCCGTTCTTTAATTGAACCGATTTCAGATTCGGATGCGCCGCGTTCTTCAGCCTTTTGCAGTTCATACTCTAGATTGCTGCGTACCAGATCAAACCGGCTCTGTTCTTCTGCAGCAAGTGCACGTGAGAGGCTAACCAGTTTCTCTGCAACCGATAGCTGTTCCGTTGCCAGGCGCAGGCTCGATTGCTTGATGACTTCACCGATCTCTTGTTCTACTTGCTTGCGGGCTTCGGCGGCTTGCTTGACCTTGCTTGTTTCAGCAGCGAGGGCTGCAGTTTTGGTAACAGATCCATCGAGTTCAATGTTGAACCCAGCTTGAGCAGCTTGCTCTTGCAGTCCGTTGCGTGCGGTTTCAGCTGTTGCTGCAGCAATCTGCCGCTCCAGTGGTTGGGTCTGGGCGAGGACGCCAATCTGCTCTTGGCGGATGCTCAGGATCTGCTCTTGAACCTGGATTTGCGTTTCAGCGGCAATCCTTTCCTGGTCATTCTTCGCCTTGCTCAGCCCTGCTTCAGCCTTGAGCAGGTCAACCCGTGCCTGTGCAACGCTCAGATCAGCTTCAGTCCTAGCCTTGGCCTGCGCTAGCTCCAGCAGTTTGGTTTCCAGCTGCTGTTGCTGCAGCAGTGCCTGATAGCGGGACTGGAGCGACTGGCGATCCAATTCCTGAATCCTGGCCTTGATATCGCCAATCTGCTGTTCAGACGCGCCGCGCTCCTGCGCCTTGCTCAGCTCAAACTCCAGGCCGGCCTTCACAACGGCAAAGCGGGACTGCTCCTGATCCGCAAGCGCCTGGCTGAGGCCCACCAGTTGCTGGCCAACGGAGATCTGACCGTTGAGCGCCTCTACCTGCTGCTGGCCGTAGATCTTGGCAAGCTCTTGTGCCTGGGTCTTGCGTGCCTCTTCCAGCAGTGCAGCGGCTTTGAGCGCTTCCTGCACCTTTGCCATTTCAATGGCTTCTGCTCTGCGTTGCGCGGCAATATCCGGGTTGGCGTCCCTGTACTTGATCGCCAGATCAATCAGGTTTTCCTGAACCTTGCCAAACCGTTCACCGCCGAGATTCAGCTCGCCAAACCAGTCACGGCTGGCCCCAGTGTTGGCAATGGCATTGCTGAGCAGATTCTTGGATTGCTGAACGGTTAGCCCGTACTGTTCCTGAACAGCCTTCAGCGTGCCCACCAGAGCCGTGGCCTCATCGGCCGTCACGCCGAATGATTCCCGCAGCTCGCGTGCGCCAACGGACACCTCAAGGCCGTCCAGCGCACCTGCCAGCGCGTTCACCGTCTTGGTGACTGTGGGCAGCAGGCTGGTGCCGAAGCTGGCCTGTAGATCGGTCCAGGCGTTGCTCAGCTTCTGGAAGTTCTGCGCGGCAGTCGGGACACCACCAGGGCCAGAGTTGAGCTCGTTCAGGCCTTTGGTCAAGCCAGCGAAGAACTGTTCGGCGCGGAGGCCACCGGATTCAACCAGCTTGATCAGCTCTTGCTGTGTGATGCCGAGGCCCTTGGCGGTAGCACCAAACGCCACTGGCAGCCGTTCACCCAGCTGGCCGCGCAGTTCTTCCATCTGCACGGTGCCCTTTGATGCCACCTGTTGCAGCGCCAGTAGCGAGCCGGATAGCTCATCGTTGCTCAGGCCAAGCGACTGGGCCGACTTGGAGACAGCAGCGAACAGATCCCGCTGCTGCTGCATCGGCACGCCGGCAGCGGTTGCAGCGGCAGTGAAACCACCAAAGGTGTCGGTGAGGGTGTTAAAACTGAGTCCTAACTCATCGGAGAGCTTCCGGGTGAAGGTGAGCGCACCGGCGGCACCCTGATTGCCGAGGGTGTTGGACAGCTTGCGGGTGATCGTCTCTAGCTTGACCGCCTCATCAACCGAACTCTTGAGAAAGGCAACAACGGTGCCAGCAGATGCAAGACCTGCCAGTTGGCCGAAGATGCCACCGCCGATGTCAGCCTTGAGTATGTCGCTGAACTTACGGCTTGATTGGGTAGCCCTTGTGATCTCAGCCTCTGTTTTCTGGATCTCGTTTTGAAGATCCCTAAACCGCTGGCTACCGATCTGCGTTTTTTCTAGTTCCCCTTGCAGTTCGCCAAGCCGTGAGCGTAGGGCGATGATGCTGCTGGGATCAGCATTGATCAGGAGCTTCTTACGCTCCAGCGCCTGCAGTTCACCTTCAACGCGATCAATCTGCTGGCTGACTTCTACAAACTCCTGAGAGTCAACGTCAATCGTGACGCGGCGCTGCTCCAGTGCCGTGAGTTCGGCCTTGAGCTTGGCGGTGAGTGCAGTGATGCTGTTGCCGTCTACATTGATCAGAATCTTGTTCTGCTCAACCTCGGCAAGGTCACGCTGTACGTTGTTGATCTGAACCTGCAGGTCAGCAAACTCCTGAGAGTCAACCGATACCTTCGTCTGCCTGGTTTGCAGATCGGTCAGCTTGGCCTGTAGTGCCTCGATTGAGCTGGCGTCAATCGTGACCGCAGTGCGCTTGCTATTGAGTGCTTGCAGTTCACCTTCGACGCGATCGATCTCCTTGCCGAGAGCAACGAACTCCTGGGAGTCAACATCGATTTTGAGCTGCCGTTCCTGCAGGCCGTTCAGCTCATTACGCAGTTTGGCGGTAACGGCGAGAAACGAGTTAGCGTCAGCATCAATCAGCACCTTCCGTTGGCTGATCTCTTGCAGCTCCTTTTCTGTTGCATTGATCTGCCGCTGCAGTTCAATGAACTCCTGAGAGTCAACGTCTACCTTGACCTGCCTGCTCTGCAGATCCGCCAGCTTGGTTTGCAGTGCGGTAACAGAGCGATCGTCTACCTGGATCAGTACCTGCTGGCGCTGTACAGCGCTGATCAGCGCTTGGACTTCCTTAATCTGTGCGCCAGCCTTCTCAAACGCGGACGAATCAACGGCTACCTTCAACTGCCGTTGCTGCAGCCGGTTCAGCTCCTGGTTCAGTGCAGCAAGGCTCTTGCTGCTGAACCCTTGGATGCCATCGCCGATCCCCTTGCCAACATTGTCACCAGCGGTCTTGGCACGGGTCTCTAACTGCTGAAACCCACGCAGCAGCTCCGAAAAATCACCACCAACCTTGACCTGAAAATCACTCACGGGGTCACCACGACGGTTGGATTAGTCCAGCGGATGACGATCTGATCAATCACGCCGATGCCTTGCCCCGGTGCATCGCCTTCGATGCTGGTGCTGGTTGCACCGGGCAGCAACGCCACCACACGACCGGCAACGGTCTGCAGCTGACCGGCCGACTGCCAGCCGGAGACATAGATCCGCCAGGTGGGATTCGTCAGCGTCTCGGTGCTCAGCATTACCTGCTCAGCGAACCGTGGCACGGCAGTAATGACGATCTCGATGCCGTTTACCACCGTGCCAGGCGGCAGCTGTTCATTCGCCGCCAGCACCGCCATCGCGGGCATTGTGGACCCACTGGGCAGGGTGTACGTGCCAAGCGCCGCTGCGATGGCCGTATCAGCCAGCAGCCGGTCATAGATCGCCTGTGCAGTGGTCGGCAGGGCCATGGCTCAGTTTTCCGGCAAACTCACCAAACGCCAGCCAGGCCATGGAACTGCCACTGCAGGAACAGCTGAGGAATGAGCAGTGGCGGCGAATGATTCAGGGTGCGGGCAGCCGCGACCTAGAGAACCTGAAAACCGTTGCGCTGGCCATCCTCGACTATGCCGAAACCAACCGACAGTTCGCGTTGCAGCAGGCCGCTGCAGGGTTGCCCAGACAGCAAAACACCCCAGCCGCCTGAGCAGCCGGGGTGCAGCAGAGTGGAAATCAGAACTCCAGCTCATAGGGCCCGTAGGCCCGCAGGGTGGTGCTGTACTTCACGATCTCACCGGCAGCAGGGGATTCCTCAAAACCAGTGAACCGGCCATAGCCGTAGCTGGTCTCATTGAAACCAACGGGGCCGATCCGGGCGTACTTCACCATCAGGCCCTCACGCACCGATTCCTTGGCCGCGATCCGCATCAGCTTGTAGGCGGCATCGTTGTGGTTGGTGACGCCCTCCAGGCTCCAGCTCATCGACTTGCTGGTAGCGATGCTGGTATCAAACGACTTGGCTTCGTCGTCGTAGGTGGTGACGGTTTCCTCGCCCTCAGACTCGCTGGGTGCGCAGTTGGTGAGGCCCAGCAGGCGAATCGGTGCATCGGTGCCGTTGAGCAGCAGCGAAGTGCCAACCACCTGGCCGCTGTCTACCGTGGCCTCGGTGATGTTGGCAGCGGTCAGAGCAAACGACAGGGTGAACGGTGCGGTAGTGGTCACGGCAGTCACCACCCGAGTGCCATTGAGGGCAGCGAACGGCGCGGGCAGGCCACTGACGCCGATGGTGGCGCCATTGGCGATACCGTGTGCAGCGCCAAAGGTGAGCGTGGCCACGTTGGATGCAATGGCAGCCTTGGTGACAACCTTGCCCTCGCCAGCCAGCAGCTTGAACGTGGGGCCGGTGCCGGTCGGCACCACCAGTGCGGTGTTGGCCATCACCGTGGTGTTGTCGATGAACTTACCAGCACCGAGGCCTGCATTAGGCAGCAGGGTGGACAGGTTCACCGATCCTTTCTTCAGGACCTGGAAAAAGAAGTTGTAGCCGTAGGCCTGCGAGTAGACCGAAGACATGGGGATGCGTGATCGCTTCCCTTTCAGCGGTCCACTACCCGGTATGCCGTGCTGACGGCTTAAGGATGGCGCGGAAACCTAGCGGCAACCCGCCCTGTGCCTGCTGCTGTGAGCTGTTACCCCCGTGGTGTGTGCCACTGCCCAAACAACACCCGCAAGCCGTTTCAGGCACGGGTGTGGTGGGCTGGTCGGTACTGGAGCCTTGGGTACTTCGCCAGCATCACGGAAGCTGAGATCAAGGTGAATCGGGTGTATCGGGAGATGGCCGAGTGGAAAGAGATGCAGCTTCCTCCGCCCACACTGCTCCCACTGCTCCAGAAACGGGAGCAGGCACTGCAAGACAGCACACCGGCTGATCCTCACCAGGCCAGTGAAACTGCCGGGTCTGGCCTGTAGCGGTGCCTTCCGCGATCAGGAATCCTCGCCAGCCATCGGCGGTGGGTTTAGGCGCCAGCATGATGGCATCAGTGGCGATGAGCGCGAGCCGCTGGGGTGTTGGCTGGCCTTGGCCGGCAGTGTGCAGCACGTCGTAAAACGCGAGGGCGAAACCTGGGAACTGGTGCTGGTTGAGCAGCGCGAGCATGGCAGCACCAGCCTCTGATGGCGGGCGTTCACCAGGCTGCTGCTGGCGGAAGAAACAGAAGTCTGCCAGCGGCGGCGGCTTGCCGTCAGCGTGCGCGTTCACATAGGTCTGAGTGAGGGATGCGACTGGGAGCTCAGCCCAGTGCAGCTGCTGCATCAACCAGCGCTCACCTTCCTCGATCGCTTCCGTGATGTAGGAGACGGGGAGGGATGCGAATCGTTCGCGGCTGAACTCAGGAGCAGCGGGCCAGAGTCTGCGGCATCGCCAGAATGCTGCGGCCCAATCGGTTGGGGCGGGGCTGAGTTGTCCTGAGGCGCGAGCTTTCCCAGCGTTTCAACCATCCCTTCGATCAGTTCTTCAGGGGATTTGGCGGGCTGGTGACCGTTCTGTTCATCGCCGATGAAGTTGTAGATCGCGGTTTGGAGCGGCTCGGGCAGCTCGGATGAATCAGCTTCGGTCCAGGCTTTGCAACCGGGCAGCCGGTGGGCGATGGCAGCGGTAACGGTGCGTAGGACCTGCTGGCGGTGCGCCTTGCCGAGGGTGATGGTCATCTCAGCGATCAATGCGCTGTGGGAGAGCATCAGGCGCTGCTCTGCGGGCTCCAATGGCACGGGGATGCCCAGCCGGGTGGAGAGGATACGGATCGCCAGGCGTTGGGCATCGATCTCGCTGTGGCCGCTGGCTAGGAGTGCATCAGCCAGCCTGCTCGACTCACGGGTAACGACTGCCTGGTATTCGTGTTCCCTGATGGCGATCTCTTCACCAGCCAGCAGCGAGCCGAAGACGGGGAACTCAAGGGAGCAGACTTCACCGTTGACGGTGGCGGAGATGGTGCGCGTCTCGCGCTTGGGCGCGACAACGAACGGAAGTTGAGGCACGACAGCGCCGGGTGGGGGTGCCGTAGGTTTCCGGCTTAGCGGCGTAGCTGCGTTAGCCAGACGTTCCTGAGGCGATCGGCGACGTTGTAGGTGACGATGCCGGAGACGTTTTCCTGTCCGAGCACGGCGCGGGTCCAGGGGCGGGCGGGGAGTTGCACGCGGCGTGCGTTGCGGTTGCCCCATGGGAAGATCAGGGCGCCTTCATGCACGGCGGTGGCGTAGTTCGCTGACCATGTGAAGGTGGCCTGATACGGGCCGGTCATCTGGTAGGAGCCGGATTGCCGGAGGCTGCCGGTGTCGATGATGTTGCGTGGGCTGCCGGCAGTGCCAACGGTGCGCTTGGTTTCACGGGGCCATGCCCAGGCCTGAGCGGTGAAGGATTGCTGGAAGGCGCCATAGAGCTCACCCATCACGATCTCGGTGGCCCGTTGCGCGGCCTGTTCAGCGAGCTTGGCGAGGTTGCCTGATTCAACCGTGACGCGGACGCTCATTGGTCAGCCTGCCGCTTGAAACTCGATTCGGATCTTGTCACCGAGCACCGATCGCACTTCGGCACCAATACCACCAGTGCCGAATGGATCTGCCAGGCCCAGGATCGTGACTTCACCCTGTTGCGCAGGCTGTGTGATCGTGGGGAGCTGCTCCAGCACGGTGAGGATCCCCCGGCCATTGGCACCAGGCAGCAGCCCTGCAGGCGCCAGGCCGGTTGTGGTCCATGTGAAGGCTGACCGTGCCGCCAGCCATGAGGTATTGGCCGGCAGCGCTGCCCATTGGGTGATGTAGCCGTCCAGCACCTGCCGGCGTGGATCGATGCTGGGCAGGCCTGTCGCGGGGTCAGTGCCGCTGTTCTTGGCGAAACACTCAACCACCCAGCTACCGGCTGCAGCCGGCACACCAGAACGGAAGTTTGCTGGTGCGACCGGCTGGGGCAGCAGGATCCGCAGGTTGGCGTAGGGCGCGAGGTCAGTTGCCATCAGCGGCGGCTGGTGCCACGGTTCCGCTCAAGTTTCCGCACCTTCGCTGCAGCAGCCTGCGCACGCTTCACGTTGGCGCGGATATTGGTAGCACCGGAATCTTTGCGGCCACTGAGACCACGGGTTGAGGTGCGGCCACCGGCAAGCATCTTGGCCTCACGTGCGGCGGATCTAGCAGCCTTGTAGGCAGCCTTCGCCTTGCTGCTGCTGGCCTTGCTGCTGAACTGTTTGGTGCGTGCGGATTGGGCAGCCTTGGCAGTTGCTGCAGCAGCGCGACGTGCGGCCTTATTGCCCGAGCCACGGTTTGATTGAGCAGCAACCTTGGATTGCTGCTGAGCGCGAACGTAGCTGGTGCGTGCGCTGGAGTTCTTGCGGCCAGCGAGGGCGTTGCTGCTAACTTCCTTGACCAGCTTCTGCTTACGCTCAGCCACATTGCTGGACTTGGATTTGGCTTTGCCTTTACTACCACTTCCCTTGCGTCCACCGCCGCCACCAGTGCTAGAGAAGCGACCGATGCGATCACGTTTGTACGTTCTAGCCATTGCGGAGGGAGATCAGGTAGCTGATCTAGCTTTCCTGTCTGAACTCAGCTCCGCATCAGCCGTGCGCTGGAACCGTCGTCACCGTCGTAGGGCTTGATGCCGAGTGCCTGGAGGATCTTGTGTTTTAGCTGCGCCATGCGTGCGGCGAGTACACCGCCAGCGGTAGCGTCAGCCCGGCCACCAGAGACGGTGCGAACCTTGAGCAGCGAGGTATCCCACTCCAGCACGTCAGCTTTCTTCTGCCGGTCCTGACGGGTGAGTGTGGTGCCAGGGATGGGGCCTTCATATTCCTGCGCGTTGCTCAGGTGGGCGGTGCCTGCTGCGACCTGATCAGACCAGTCCTGTTCGAGGTCTTCGATCTCATCAATCCATGCCTGACAGCGTGCAACGGTGCCGGGTGACACGTCTGCAGCGCGGTTGAGGATGGTTGTGAGGATCGTGAGGTTGTATTCGGAAACGGGCCAGAGGGCATAACCACGAATGAGCTCGCGATCATCGCGGGCGCTGCCGGCATTCGGCCGCCAGAGCGGGTTAAGGGTTGGAACTGCCATGGCGAGGAGTGGATGCCTAAGGTTTCCGCGTTAGCGGCGGCGGGACGAAACAGGCCGGTAACGGAATAGCTCTTTAGATTTGCCGAGCATGTTTAATTGAGTCATTCCAGTTTGCTGTCTTTTGACACGAGAATTATTGCCAATAATGGGCCTTGTTTTGTTTAGGGTTGCTTCCCTCCTGCCACGTTGCGCAGTCTTTGCCTGTGAACGATTGCGAATAATCGACGATGCTGCCGATTTCTTAGTGGTTTTTGGAATTGTCGAAAGAAGCCGCTTGGCCGATGCCTTGACAGGGCTTGTAGAAGTTCCTCCCGTCAACTCCCTGCGACCCATAAGCCGAGATGATCTACCTTGTCTGGGTTGCTGCAGCCTGCGAAAGTCTGATATCTTCTGCTGAGCAGTGCTTGCT